GCCGTATATCTTGGCTGATCAACGCCGACGGACGACCGGAAGACAATCCGGAAGAAAGGTAATACTCCAGATTATCCATGGCCCCGTCCGTTATGTCCCAGACACGAGAGGATATGGTTTTACCAAATTCATCTTTACGTTTCAATAAAGTATTCAGCGCATCGGCATTCCGGGAAAACAATTTTTCCCTTAGCGTAGCGGAGATAGCCATATCCTTAATATAGCCCGTTACCAGTTCATCCGCTTTCCTATTGCCTAAATTCCATACATCGGTAACTGTATTGGATATATTGCTTACGAGCTGCGTGTGTAAATCATCCAACAGACGTTCTATTTGCTTTTCAATAGTAGCATTACCTATCCATACACGGTCGCCGCCATGATCCGACCATTTAGCCAGAAGAGGTCCTACCCTACGGACAAACTCGTCAAACGAATACTTTATGCTGCCTTGTTGCCGGAACAGACGTTGCAGGAATTGTCGCTCATGAAATGATAGTTCTTTCATTCTCCATATCCCATTGTCAGACCAACCATGTTATTACGTTGCGCAGCCGTATCCTCCTCTTCCTTCATCAGCTTCATTTCTTCGTCCAAGTCTTCTGTTAGCGGAGAATGAGCCGTAACCGTGCGCTGAGCGTTAATCGGTTTGCCTCCATTGGCAATAGATAAAGTTTGCAGGGTTTCAGCCAAATCTTCCGGCAAAATGGAACCAAATTCCACATCGATCAGGTTGTTCACCAATTGAGGACGGTACTTGATATTGGTAATATTGCATATCCCAGCCAACACGATCGACACGCAACGCTGAACCACCGGACCGAACGTTTCCATATTCTCACTCGCCTTGATAGTTGCATCCATCAGCATGAATTTACGAGCGACACCGGACAGGTTGCCAATGCCTTTCAAGTTATCAAAAGAAAGATCCGGCGTAGATGTACCAGCAAATTGTTCGTTTTTCGTTTCTTCCAATTCTTTATCTACAGATGGCTGGGAGCCAGTCCATGTCAAATAATCGGCATCGCCATGATATTCCTTGCCAGATACTTCATCGACCTTAATAGGGAAATTAAGGTCTTTCCCGGTTGTTTCTTTAGAAGGTAAATCGGAATCGCCATACGTTTTCAAGATTGGTTCCGCAAAGTAGTCGTTAGTGTCGGCCATACGGGACAAACGCATTTCCCGCGCATCCATGATACCGGCAACCTCGTCCCATTCCGGTTGGAAAACATCTGCATACACGACCGGAATCTTTCCGAATAGATTGGGAACCTCTTTTATTACCCAGCCACCCATTTCATCGATAGCCGTAATAATCTTATCTGCTGTCCAGATTGTACAACTGTTCCGGATCATACCATTAGAGTTCACTTGGTAACGATGAATAAAGGCATCCATATCGTCGTTATCATCGAAGTGGGGATAAAATTCAGAGAAAGTATTTTCATTACGGGGAACGGAAAGCGTTTTCACCTTCAACTCCGTAATCAAGTTGCCGTCTAATCCTTTGGAAGTATACGGATAGAACACAAGAGCAGACTTACTTTCAGAAAGCACCTTACGAGCGAACGACTTCAAAACGGATTGCATTTTTAATCGGCGTTCCCATACACGTTTGAATTCTTGAAAACCATCGTTCTGATCAGTTCCCGTAATCGTCATTTGCCCGCCAAACAAGAAAGCGACAGAGGTACGCACCTCCTTTTTCGGGAAGTTGGTAACGATACGTGCTACATCTACGGTCTTATCTTCCAGTCGTAACGGCTCACCATTCTTATCTTTCAAGGTTTCCGAATAGACAGCCAACCGTTTCGGTTCACGCCAACCGACAGAGGTTTTACGTCGCCGGCGCTCACCGTGGTATTCTCTGTAATATTCTCTTGGTTCCCGGTATTCAATCGTATCGACACATAACGTACTGACTACCTGCCCGAAATCTTCATTTGCAAGAATGTCGTTTATACTTGGCATAATCGTTTTATGCTAAAATATAAAAGCAAATGTTTTTTCGCTGTCAATACGGCCAGTCTAAACAAGTTCACTTTGAAATGTAAAAACCGAGAACAGATATCAAAACGCAAGTATGTGATAGAAAAATATCGGGATTTTATCTAATACGTGTTACAAATATCGGAAAAACACTTTCATTTTGCCACTTATCGTCCTCTTGCTACCCGACGTACAGAGTTAGCCTTACATAACCCGATGAACTCTACATTCTCGGCAAGGATCGTCATACCGTCCGGCGCATCATCATGCTTATTGCCACCTTCTTTCTTGTAACCTGTAAGTGCTTTCATAAACCGATCGTAGTCCGAACCTTTCTTATACTCACATTCTTCCAGGAAATAACAATGCTTCTTAATCCAACCAGACTTCAACAAGATACGTGTATCCTTATTGGCTGTTGTCGGTTTCGCCTGAATGATACATTTTTCATTCTTTGCCTTTACAGCCTTACGGACATTCAGAGCAAACAGACGGCCGCCGTTATTGCTTTCGATACGCATATTGTCGCAGCGGGTGTCAAGAATCAAGGAAACCAACTTCGGTTCGGTAATCTCGACATTGTCTTTCGTAAACAGGACATCGGTAATGAAATACTTTGTACCGAATACTTTGGCAATCGGTGCACAGAAATCGTCGTCTCCTTCGTCGGCCACATCGGTAGCACCGATCACGCCATCCGGCTGTTTACCTTCGATATCTGCCAGCTTGAAGCGGTTCAATTCTGATTTTGGGAACAACAACCCAATAGCCTCGATCGGTTCCTGCATATACTCGGCACACCAGATGGAATCGTCCGTTTCCTCTCGTAGTTCATGGTAATACTCTGTCGTATGTACATCCTCACAAAAAGAGCGGTCGTTCTCATCCAGGGCTGCGATACGGATAATCTCGTCATACTTCCCCATTTCCTCCATACGACCAAGAACATCCGTAGCCGACCAACGGGTACCGATGTCGATCGAACAACAGTTCCCCTCGATACGGGAATCATGTGTTCCCTGCTTCCAAGACCAGACCTTTTCGTTATTGGTGTCAGATAGTGCATCTTCCAAACTCTTATACAAGTCGTCGGTCATGGCCAACATAGACGCACCGAAACCGATTACCGTACCGCCTACACCGGCCCCGAAGTAACTCACCTGTCGGGCAACTTCCAAGCTCCAGCCGTGCACATTCTGTTTATCCCCTCGCAATTGCACATCCGGGAATATCTCTTTGAACCGGGAAGAGCGGACAATGTCGCGTGTATCATAAGATAGTTTATTATACAGTGTATCGGAACAACAGTTGCGCATGACCGACTCTTCCGGGAAATGGCCAAGCATCCACGAAATGAACAAGGATGATATATAGGACTTCCCGGCACGTGGCGGCATGGAGACGGCCAGCCGACGAATCACACCCGACAAATACGATTCGTACACCCGCGTAAAAGCGTCCGCCACCTTCTTCAAAAACAAACGCTTAGCGAAGAACTTAGGATCATGATATAAACAATAGGCCCAGAAATCATTCCGAGCCTCCCGTTTGCGCAATATGGTCGCAGCCTTCGCCTGTCTGATCAATATTTCTCTCTTACTCCTTTTCGCCACGGATAATTGCTGCTAGTTCTTCATCTGACATCGATTCCAATTCATCACCCAGTTTGACCTGGTTCTCCACTTCTTTCTTATCACGCCACTTGCCAGGTTGCCGGTTCTTCAGCCAGAAAATGGCGGCAGTTGTGTCCGGAGGGTAATGTTCGATATACTCCACCTTATCCGTAATCTTACCCTCGTTGGTAGCGAACTTCGTCGCTCTGGCATCGTAACCAATCGCACGGCTATAAAGTCTCGATGCTACATTTGCATCTGCTACAGCTTTTCCCTTTTTTAAGGACTCAAGAAATTGAGGAAACTTCTTCTTCCAACTATTCAACGTTTGTTCCGAAACAGAGAAGAATTCAGCAATCTCCTTATCTGTTGCACCTAACAGACAAAGTTTTAGAGCCTGCTCTGCATATTCTTCTCTATATTCAGACTTACGCCCCCTACTTTTCTTTTTTACTTCATTCTTCTCTGACATACCTAACCAAAACTAACGAATCGGGACAATTCCGCCTTCAACTCAGGTAAACTTCCATTATCTAAATAGAAAGAAGAGCACATTTTACCTTCTTTCTTTACACCACGCATTGACTTACACAAGTGTTCTCCTTCTAGCACTATACCCATTGCCAAAGGTGGACATTCCGAACCTAACGCTTCTTGGATCATCACAATGATATCTTTCGCCAATCGCTCTTGTACCTGTAATCGTGCCGCACAATAATCAACAACACGACCAACTTTCGATATGCCCAATATCTTACCTTTAGGATTAGGAATATAAGCAAACCAATACTTCCCAAAGAAAGGCATCATATGATGTTCGCACATTGAATAGAATCCACCTGAATCTGCGATAACACTATTACAAGAAAGACCATCCACTCCATTAGGAAAAACCGTTATTTTAGGCACCTGTGCCAGATCATATCCACGAAAGATCTCTTTCCACATCCTTATAATACGATCCGGTGTTTCTTTTAAGCCCTCCCGACAAGGATTTTCACCTATAAAAGAAAGAATCGTTCTTATCGCACATTCAATATCTTGTGTATTTGTAGACTTAATTTCCATTTCGGATGCTCTTTAATATAATTAATAACTTCCTTCGTATTCTGACCGGAACAAGGCTGCAAATAATATATTCCTGCTGAATATTTATCATATTGCGACATATCCTGTCCGATATAAACTACCTTCAATTCATTCGGGTTAATCACGACAGTTTTACCTCCATCTTTCGGGGAACACGTAATCCAGTCTATATTTACAGGTGGAACCAAAGTTCCATTTGTCTCAATCTGAACAAATCGGCCAGTGGCCTTGATCTTATCAACCAAGTCATATGTAACCTGCATACAAGGTTCTCCACCTGTCAATACAACATGTAAAGCTGGATAACGATTTATTTCTGCAATAATATCATCATCACTTAACATCTTGCCTTCTTTGTGTTCTGTATCACAGAACGGACACCTCAAGTTACATCCAGAGAAGCGAACAAAAACAGTCGGTGTACCGGTAAAATACCCCTCTCCCTGGATACTGTAAAAAATCTCATTTATCTTTTTCATACCACGCTATATTATTCTCCGATTCCTGGACCATCACTTTAAAACATTGAGGTATCTGATTACAGATCCATTTCGCAATATTTTCCGCTGTCGGATTAAACGATAATACCTCATTCAAGTTCTTATGATCCAATTTTTCCTGAATCATTTGCTTAATATGGGCAAAGTCGACAACCATACCATCTGGATTCAACTGCTTAGATCTACACCAAACAATTACAATCCAATTATGTCCATGCAAATTCTCACACTTACTCGTATAAGAGAGATTCAAACGATGAGACGCTGATATCTCAAGACGTTTCCTTACTGTATACATAGATTTATCGATAAAGAGTTAATATTTGTCTTATCTCTTCCTCCTCCCGTTTCCGACCATACTCGCCAGATTCGATTAAAGGAAGTATTTCACGCTTTATATAAGATATATTCATGTCTATTACTTCTCTGGGGAACGGATATCCGTTCAATGCAAAAGCAATGAATTTGCGGAAACACGGTTTGCAGTTCCAACATTCGTGCCCATCAACAGGAGCATAACAACTGAACGACGAACTAAACGCTTCATTAATACTGCCTCCTTGAATTATATATTGCTTCAACAACTCTGTCTTAGTATATGCTTTATAATCCAAATTTATCCTGATCGTTCGTTTCTCAGTCCAATGTTGTTTCTGATAGAGATATCCGAGTAACTCCTCGTACAATTCGGCAAATACAGGTGATTTATCAAGAACCCGGTCACCGGCTGTCGCTCCCAAACAGATTTCGTCGCCATAATTCGTTGCGATACCAATCAAATACATATTTCGAAGAGGAATAATCTTATCCTCACGTTCCCATTTTGATAAATCCAACTTTTCAATAACAATATCATCCGGAAGACGCTTCATTTCTTCTTTCGAATAACGGGTATTCATATCAATATAAAGCCTTATATCCGATTTCCAGAGTTTATCAATCAACCAGCTATCCATGCCTCCTGAATACAGAAGGACTTTTTTATTATAAGTATTGTTCTGCATACCTTTGAAATTTTATCCATTCATTAAAATTGTGTCTATTCGATAAATCATGATTCTTAGCCCGCATTCCTTTTGGGGGATTACGATATACCATTTGCTTTCCATTAAAGAAATAAATTTGCCCAAATCTAGAACCAGACAACCAGGTCGTACTATCAACACTATCAAACTTCAAAAAAGGAAGAAGTGTCGTATTTGTAAATCCAAGCCCATGAATACGAGTACCGGCAGAATGAGCTTGATCGATAAACCACTTTAATATCATAGGATTCTCTCTTATCCGCCGACCTTCTTCCATTGCCGAAGTCGTACCAATCGCAACATAAGGATACTCCTCACACATCCGAATAAAATATTCCTTCCCTCGACTTGCATGCCAAACAGGAATAGGCTGCCGTCCTATACGATCTTCCAAGTATCTACGATAATATTCGACTTTCTCCAGTCCAACGACAACGTCTATATCCAGCTCAAAGAAACATTGAATGTTATTCTTTAAAACAAAGTCGGCATATTTCTTAACATAGCCATCCCAGTCAAAACTATCATTCTTCCCAGAAAAAGCAGAAAACGCCCCGCTATCAAGAATATGCTTCTCTTGACAGACATAACTACCATAATGCCCTGATTTATGCTCCCAAAAAGAACTTAAAAGATAGATATCTTTCGTGTCGAGATTCCACCGTTTGGCACAATACTTATAACCGGCAAGGTATAAAATCATAACTCTATCTCCTTCCCACAATGGGGACAAATCATAGTCTTTCTCTTATTCTCCACCTTGTCTGCTCCCTCAAAAAAACGATCCACATCTGTCGGCATATCATCAAATGGAAGCTCCAACTCCCAATCACCAAGTTCGTCAATACCAAAATCTTCAACTACAGCTGCAAAATCGAACATAGAAGTATCTGATGTATGGTTATCAGCCAGAGCCAAAAACTTTCTTTTTTCATCCTCTGTAGACAAATCCGTTCTTCTGATCGCTATCAATTCATTTCCATCAGACTCAACAATTCGGACTTTCAATCCCAGTTCTAAAGCCTGCTCATAAACGCCATTCCCGGCAATAATAACATCGTTCTTATCCAGAAGAATAGAACGACCGGTTCCACAGTCCTCCAGGCTCTTTTTAATAAGTCTTTTATTCTTATCCGTGTGGATACGATAATTCCGAGGGTCATACTTCAATTCAGCCATAACTTTTATTCTAAAATATAACAGAGAAATCTATTAACCTAAATACAGTTGCAGTTCCCGGATAGCCTGTTCCACGCTCCTAACAATCACATACTTACTACCCGCCATCTCAACCTGGCGTTGGTATTCCTTTTGCTCTGCAGACTGTTTACCTGTAGATGTCTTGAACTCTAGACAAAGAGAAGCATATCCCTTTTTCGGTATCTGAAGGATTACATCGGCCACTCCACGTTTAACGCCTTGGCGCTTCATATTAGCCGCTTCTATTTTATGCCGGCTGCCACCGTTCGGGACTGCAAAAAGAAGTCGATCCGGCAAATTAGGAAAGAATAAAGGAACCTTGCTGAAAAACTCCGACTGAATCCTAGCTTCTTCGTTATCATGGTGTTGCTTTTGTTTTGGAGGGTTCTTTTTATCAGAGTAACAGTTATAGCAGATATATCCTTCTTCTGTTTTGATCACAGAAACTGTTTCCCAGCCACAGGCTATACATTTTTGCGTTTTCATATCTTAGTTTCATATAAGATATAAAGAACAGAAAGAAAGCCCTCTGGATTACCAAGGACTTTCTTAACTCACTTCTTTCGTGAAATGAGCTATTTCGACTCATTTATATTTAATTTTTCTTTTACACCGGATAAATAACCCGCACTGAAAACAAAGCCAATGCGCACATATCACGAACGCGTCTGCATCTTTAATCCTTTCGTGCTCCATGTACCACATTATCGCCGGAAGCAAAAAAAATATATCACTAATTTTACTGTGGCCAACAAAGCGTTTATCGTTGAAGTATAAATCACTCATAATTATTTAAATTTTACAGTATAGATTGAACATATTCCAAATATTCTTGAGCTTGTTCAAGGGATTCGAATTGAGATGTCTCTTCGTTATATAAAGGAGCATAGTTGGCTTGTTTCAATAAATTGTCGTAAAACATATTGATGAATATTTTTAATAGATCGGCTGTATTATTCACTGTTCCCATTGTTACTCCATGACATCCATCTCCCATATTTACATATTCGTTACTAAAAGACATCCCACCTTTTATACCATATCGAATTTGAGCGATGTATATGCGTTCGAAATGTACTTCAAACCAAAGATTATGTTCTGATTTTTCATATTCTTTGATTGATAAGCAGAATATGCCAAAAACAAATTTCAACTCTTCTTTTGTAATTCCTGCCGGATTTTTTGTCAATATTTCTTTAACTTGTTCTTTCGTTATCATGATTCGCTATTTTTTAATTATGTATTATTTATAATCCTGATATGCACAGCTTTTGAAGGCTGCTTTCATATTGACCCACCTGGCAAAACGTCTTTGTTCGGCTGTAGGTGGTATGTTTGTGTCCAAGTCCCGGTATGCCATAGCAAAAGGGACGCATCCTAATCGATCAAGATATAAGGCTCTTCTTTCGGCATCTTCGATTTGCCCATCCTTTACAAGCATATAGAAAAACAACTTCCTGCCAGGGATCCCAGCTTCTTTCAAGTAAGCGATAGCTGTTTCCACTTCGTCTGTTATGGCAGAGTGGTCATAAGCCATCCTTATAAACTTAATCCACCTTACACGTTTTAGCAGCTTAGCAATTGATTTATCGCGAGCTATAAGCCTGCAATCTATCCCTTGATTAAAGTCTACTTTTACTTTGAGCGATATGATCTTCTCTATCTGTTGTAGTCCCCAGTCGGATGCGATCACGTTGTTATCCATCAATATCGCCGATTTACGTCCGTCCAAAAATTCTGTGATGTCAGAATGTTTCCGGATCCCACCTTCTTTACGAGGAACGATACAGAAAGAGCATTTGTTTACACATCCGCGAGTAAGAAAACCATACGCTTCCGGGAACATTGGATATAGCGAGTAATCCGGGCATATATGTTCAATGTCTTCCGGTAACCATTGATCGAACAACTTGTATCCAGATCCACCTCTTACTACTTCATCGGCTTGTATTACCCTTTCTTCATCCAACGTAAAACCAAAAACTTTGCTAAGATAAACCCGATCGTAATAATCGATACCGGTATACCATTCTACCTGATCTCCTTTCGCCTTATGATAGGCAGACAACTTCATCAGTGCCAGGTTAGGGTAATGATGTCCGTCAACATCAATCATTCCAATCTTCATGATCTCACATTTTTTTAAAATTGAATTTTCTGTTGTAGAACTTCGTCTGCATAAAACTGATCGAAACTCTTGTCGCTTATCCACCAATTGAAGCCAAATTCCGCATCGGTAAAATTGTGATTGATATATCCGGCATCAATGAGTTTTTGAATTGTTTGTACCCATTTCCTACGAACATGAGGAAACCGCTTTATATCTTTCAGCTTTTGTTTTCGGTTTGCTATCGGGCAAAGAATACAACCTATTCGCTTATATCCTTCATCGTACAAAGAACAGTGTTCTATTCCATTTCCATTCAGAAAGCCCCACACATCTCTGTCTGTCCAATGGATAATCGGAGAAACAAGAATCTTGTCCTTACCTTTAACACAAGTAACCATCTTTTCTTTATGCTCAGAAAATTGGTCGAAGTTCCCGCTGAATTTACGACCGCTAATCTCAATTTCTTCACGTTTGGAACGCTGCACACTTTCAGTTTTACGAATGCCGATCAAGGTAACTTTCCCTGCACCGGACATTTCTTTAAATTCAGCGCAACACCAGCGAAACGTCCTTGTTGGAATAAAGTGCTTCTTTAGAGCCATATCATAAACCGACATCGTTGGCTTTATCAGCTCTACATCCGGATAGTTCTGTTTCACAAACCGAATGACTTCCGGAGGGTCAACAGATGTAAGATTCATGTGAGCCTTAAACTTTACACCAGCCATCTTTGCGATGTGATAAAGTGCTTGACTATCTTTTCCACCGGAAAAGGCCAAATAAAAGCCATTCTCCGGATCATAATCAAGCGCCATCTTCTCGCACTTACGCAGCAGTGCAATGGAGTAGTTTATTTTGTCCTGTAACATTGTCTGTTTATTTGTTATGAATCAGATAAATATTTTATCAAACTCTCTTTGTCTTTAAAAAGTCTTTTATCCCATTTGGGATAATTATTTCTGGGTACACTAAGTCCATCTGACAGCTTATAAACCATAAGAAAACTATCATCAGTATAGGATATTTCGATGATTATTTTGCTTATAGTTGTATGGATAATGTCATCCCCACTCAGATAGCATACGCTATCTCCTACGTTAAATTCAGTATCTATATTCATATTTTTTAGTCATCGTCTTTTCTATGCTTATAAGCATAATAAATAGCACAGCACATATTTATAAGAGCATTGATAAGCAATAGATTTTGTACCCAAATATCGAAACTGGCTATGTGGCTAATCAGGTAGGCTATGAATGATAGCCAAAAGACAATTTCTTCATATTGATAACTTTTCATATTTACTTCTTTTTAATTGTTGATGTTTTTTTAATATTTACCCCTTATATTTTCGTTCAAAATCATACTTCCTAAACTCATGGTACGCTTGTTCCAATGTTTTAGAAGTCCTATCGCCTTCCGGTATATCCCAGCTTTTGGAATTATTGATACTATCATCCATGGCCATAGCCCCCCTTTCTTTCTCATACCGGCCAAGCCATTCTAAGATAACAGCCCCGTCTATCCGATCATAAACCTTTCCATACAATCCCTTTTTCGC